CCTCCATCCAGTTGCGGGAGTGGAGCTTCTGCTCGTGGACCTTGTCCGTGTCCGTCGTCTGCTCGAGCTCCATCTCCTCGAACAGCCCGAACGCGAGGTTGTCCGGGTCGGTGAACATCATGTACTCGTCGGGGAAACCGTTGACACCGACGAGGTCGTAGGAGAACGGCGTGAGCTCCGAGTCGCCGAAGATGACGGCGCTCCCGACCGGGTCCTCACGCTCAGTCAGCGACATCGCGTACTGCTGGACCTGGTTGGGCGACGTCATCAGGACCGGGTTGTAGGCGTCAGTTTCCCGGTAGCGCGGGTCCAGCTTCTGGATGGCCTGGTTGCACAGCGCCGTGTCGATGGGCGCCGGGTTGCCGCTGCCGTCGGTGTTCGCGATGGACGGCATCGAACCCGCGTCCGCGGTGGCGGTGTCCTCGAGTCCGACTCGGGTGCTGTCGCCGGCGTCGTCGACGGACTGCGTGTCACCCTCGGCACGGGCGATCCACCCGGTGAAGGTGTTGTCGAGCGAGGCGGCGCCCCCGATGGACTGGAGGTTCGCATCGGCACAGGCGGCTCGGAGGCCGATCAGTCCGAGGTCGTTCCCGTAGCGCTCGATGAACTCGTCGATGATGTACTGCCCGAACTCGTCGGGGCCGTAGTGCGTGTTCTTCAGCGCGTCACGCTTTGGCTCGACGAGGATGTAGTACGACTTGTCGGTTGCGTTGAAGACGACCGCGCCGGACTCCGCGCTGGAGTTCTCGGTGCGCGAGCCCTCTTCGTCGCGGGTGTGGCCCGACAGCTGCGGGACGCCGAACTGCGGGACGTCCATCTCCAGCCGCGCGAGGACCATCGTGTCGGCCATGCCGAGGATCTCGATCCCTTCCTGCATCCGGTCGAGGAACTCCTCGGTGAGGTCCCGCGGCAGCTGGAAGTCGTCCAGTTCCGCCAGCCCGATGTCCTTGCTCGTTGCGCCTGCCATCTCGTTCTGCCGCCGTGCGGCGGCGATGGTGTCATTTGCCATGTAGAATCACTTTAGCTGAGGGCCTCGCCCAGGCTCTTCAGTCCGCCCTCGTCGTCGCCGTCGCCCGAAGCGGCCGCTTCGACCTGCGTGCTGCCGCCACTCTGTCGAGCGACCGTGTCGAGCCGCTGCTCGACCTCTTCGACCCCGTCCTTCAGCGACTCGATCGCCGCGACGACGTCGTCGCCGTCGGCATCCTTGTCGAGTCCGAGGACCTCCTTCATCCGACCCTCGGGGACCTCGTGCGTCTCGCCGCCGATCTCGATCTCGGCGGTCTTCGGCTCCGGCCCGGTCAGCGCCTCAGTGAGGCCCTTGACCGACTCGGTCAGTTCGTTGATCTGTTCCGCGTTCTGCTCGGCGAGGCTCTTGTCGTCCCCGCCGTCGTTGTCGTCGTTGCTCATGGTGGTGTCAGAGTCAGTGTCTGCGTCCGCATTGGCGGCCGTCGAGCCGCCGTCGGCGTTCTCGGTCGAGTCGTCTTCTTCGTCGTCGCCGTCATCGTCGTCGTCGCCATCATCAGGCTCGGACCACTCGCGGGCGTCGTGCTCGGAGAGGTCGAAGGCGACGTCGTCGCGGTCGGTGAAGCGCTCGATGCCGTGATCGACGCCGGCGTCCTCGAGGACCTCCGCGGCCGCGTCGATCGACGCCATCAGCGAGTGCCGGTTCTGCGTCGAGAGGGTGCGCCCCTCCTTCGCAGTCGCGGCCGCCTCGGCGGGCGACTGGATCGCCTCTGCCTTCGAGCGCGTCGCTTCGTCGACGGCCGCCCCCGAGGCAGCACCGCCGGAGCCGCCCATCAGCGTCGAGATGAACGACTTCGCCGCTTCCGTGAGCGACGAGTCCTTCCCCGGCTCGGCGGCGCCCTCGGCCTCGGCTGCCTCGTTGAGGACGTCCCAGAGGTACTCGGCGTCCTCCTCGGAGTGGCCTCGCTCCATCGCCTCTTCGACAAACCCGTTCGGGTCGCCGAGGTAGTCACCGAGGCGCTTCTCGGTGGCAGCGGCCTTCGTGTCGAGGATCTGCGCGTCGGGAACGGCTGGGATGTCCACGGCGGACACCTCTCGGATGATCCCCTCGACGAGCTCCCAGACGAGTTCGTCGCCGAGCTCTTCGGGGACGTCGACGTCGTCGAGTTCACCCTGCTCGAACGGCCCGTTCCAGGCGACCTGAATCGCGCCGATCGAGTAGCCGGAGATGACGTCCGAGAGGATGAGCTCCCAGAGGTCGTCGTGGTTGATGGCCCACTCCTGGACCCACGCTCCGGCCGCGACCTCTTGACCGCCGATCTCCTCGGGCTCGTCGAGGACCTCGTTGCGTTCGAGGTCCATCCAGTCGTCGGGGAAGACGGCATGCATGATGCCGCCGCCGGCTTCGCCCGCGTCGACGAACGCCTCGAACTGATCCGCGAACGAGCGGATCGTCTCCTCGCGAGCGAAGTCGTTCTGGAGATCGGCACGATCCGGGACCATCACGATCCCGGCGGCGACCTGCTCGTCGTCGTCCTCCTTCTGGACGAACTCGACGTCCTTGCGGAACTCCTGGCCGCCCGCCTTGGTCACCGGAGGCATTGATCAGCCTCCGTCCTGTTCATCGTCGTCGGCGTCCGCGTCGGCGTCCTTGGTCTTGTCGAGCTGCTTGGCACGACCGGTGTCCAGGACGCCGCGCTTCTCGCCACGGTTGCTGTTGCTCATTGTGTTTCGGTGTGCCCGGTCGTGCCTCGACAGGGGAGTCGGGTTGCTCCCTGGGTCATCGGCGGTCAGCGTCAGATGTCGCTCGGGATGTCTTCAGGGACGTCCTCGGGGTCGGGCTCAGGCCCTTCCGGTAGCCTGGAGTGGAAATTTGTCACTTCGATGTACGGATAGGACATCCTGATGTTGTCGTGGTGGTACGAGCCGTGACTCGACGCCGCGACGAGCCCGGACCACTCGCTCGGCGGGACGTCGACGTAGGCGTAGAGGCTGCTTTGCCCATCCTCTCGCTCAAACGATATGTAACAGTCCTGAGTGCCGAAGTCGTACAGTCCTTCGTCGAGGTTCGAGCTGTTGAACTGCGTCTGCTCGATCGGATCCTTTGTCGTGAGGTCTGCCTCGACGTCGGCCCAGTCACGCTCGCCGATCTTGTTGTCTGCTGGCGGGAGGTACTCAGGTCGCGACTGCTCGACGCCGTCGCCACCACCTGCTCCGAAACCACCATTGGGATCGGTGCCGACGTTCGCGACCAGCGTCTCGCCGTCGACGGGGTGGTCGTCGGGGAGTGGCTCCTCGCCGATCATCTCCAGGGCGCGGTTGACCGGGATGGCACCGCGGACCGCGCTGATCTTCTGGCGGGCGATCGACGCGTCCTCTTTCGGCGCGTCGGCGCCGCGGAGTTCGTACTCGATCGTCCAGTCGCTGACTCCCAGCGCGGTCTGGTGGATCGTCTGATAGAGGCGCTCCGCGAACTTGTGCTGCTCCGGCTGGACCACGTTCGTCGCGAAGTCGCGCACCTGCTCTTGGGAGTTCGAACGGTTCGAGGTCGACGTCACGCCGATGAGGATCGGGGGCACCTCGTGGACCTTGGCGATCTCATGCTCGTTCTTTTCACGAAACTGCCGGAAGTCCATCTCCTCGCTGATGCCCTGGCCGATGGGCTCGAGTTCGATCTCGACGTCCTCGTCGAGGTTCTGCGCGAACTTCTCTGTCTCGAGGATGACTGCCCGGTGCGACTCTTCGCGAACGCCGTCGAGCATCTTCTGGAGGTCGCGGCGGGACTCCTCGGAGAGCTCGCCGCCAGTCACCTTCACGACGAGCCGCGGGATCGTGTCGTTCTGGAAGAAGTCGCGGTTGTAATCCTTCGCGGCCTCGTCGGCGGCCATCGTCCGCATCGCACTCACCCAGTCAGGGATGCCGTAGTCCTGCCCGGTCGGGAACGGGTTGCGGACGAAGATGAGCTCGTTCGCCGGCTCGTTCTCGAGCTTCTGCGCAGAGCCGGTCGCGACGTCGCCCGTCTCTCGGTCGACGAAGATGGGCTGTTCGTCCTCGTTCTCGTCGGGCATGTCGTACCGCACCTGCGGTTCGCCATCCTCTCCGGAGACGATCTCGACGTCGACGTTCCGATACCGGTCACCGAACTCGCCGAAGTAACGGCGCTTCCCGTCACGCTTCTGGACGTACCCCCGACTCGCGAGGTGTGCGTCCTCGCCGCCGACGAAGTTCCCCGTCTCGGGGTGGCGCGGCTGGTCGTACCGTGACTGCGGCCGGCGGACACGAACCGTGACTGCCGGCACATGGGCCAGTCCCACCGGGCGCCCCTCGTTGTCGGTGAGGACCTCAAGCGCCATCCACCCCTCGCCGTGGTAATCCTGACGGCCGAGTTCCTTCACCTCCTCCGGAGTGGTCGGCTCGGCCGACTGGTTGGGGCCGGTGAGCCACTTGGAGTCGCGCCCTCTCCAGTACGACTCGACGACCTGACGCTCGAGGTCGTCCGCCTCGTCGGCGTCGAGGCCCTGCGCAGGGACGAGGTCGAAACCGTAGCCGACCTCCCAGCGTGACTTCTTGCGGACCGCGACCGCGTGCGTCTCGTTCTTCTCCAGGAACGACGCGAGACGGTGGGGGTTGTACGGCGGCTTGACACCGACGTTGAGCGAGCGGACCCGTCGCGACGGGAGTTGCGTGCTCGTGTCCGCCTTCGAGAGGCTGTTCCCGCCGCCGATGCCGTCGACCGAAAGCTCGATCGTCTCTGTGACCTCGTCGTCAGTGGTGTCAGTACTCATAGGTATGAAACCCCGCTGGAGTCGTCGTCATCGTCGGTCCGGCGCGGCGTGTGCGTGAACAGCGCGTACCGGGTGGCGTCGAGTGCGTGGTCTTTCGCGCCGTTCTTGCCGACGTGCTCCTCCTTGTACGAGAGGAACTCTTGGATGAGGTCGGTACAGCGCTCGGTGACCAGCAGCCCTGGCCGCCCCTGGCCGTCAGTGGTGAGGCGATCGCGGACGTGGTCGATGCCGCCGTCGAGACTCTTCTCGGCCTTGACGGCTGACCAGCCAGCCTTCCGGAACTGCTGGATGTGTGACGGTTCGTGTTCCGAGTAGATCGGTCCCTTCGGCCGGCCGATCATCCAGGGCCTGCGGTCCTCGAAGACGTCGTCCGGGTCGACGACCTCGACGAGGCGCGACTCCGTCTTGTAGTAGTGGTCCCAGACGACCCACTGCCCCGAGTGCGTCTGCCGGACGTCGACGACGACTCGCGGGTCGTCC